CAACCGCCAGCTATATGACAAGCGCAGCCGCCCGGATGCTGGCGCTCGTCTATACGCTGATTATCCCAACCCCAAAGTGGCAACATTTTGCGCTGCCCTTTGGCTCACTTTTACTCTGCCGTTGACAGTTCGGAATGCCACATAGCGAAACCGAACGTGGAATTCGGTTTGCGGAGGCGTAGCCCTGATGGCCTGCAGGCCTGGTGCCGGGACTGCCGCCGCGAATATCAGCGTTCCTACTCCCAAAACTTCAGAAACCCAGAAAATCATTGCGAAGCACAGCGTCGCTATCGTCTGCGCAACGCCCACAAGCACCGGGCTCACGCTATTGTGCGGAGTGCCGTCAAGGCATGCCGAATCGTCGTGCCTCTATGGTGCCAGCGTTGTGGTTGCGTGACCGATCTAGAAGCTCACCACCACGACTATTCCCAGCCGCTCTCGGTCGAATGGCTCTGTTCGATCTGCCACGGGCTTGCTCATCGCAGTTATGAGGGAGGGCAGCATGCTGGACTATAATTCCCGCCCCAGCTTTGCCGACAAGGTGAACGCCGCCGTCGATGCAGCGCTGACCGCTGACAATGCTGCACGCGCCCCGCGCGATTATCTTGGTGGCTCGCGCCTTGGGCATGCCTGCGAACGCGCGCTGCAGTTTGAGTTCACCCACGCGCCCAAGGACGAGGGCCAGGATTTCAGTGGCCAGTTGCTGCGCATCTTCGCCATAGGCCATGTCCTTGAGGATCTTGCTGTGGCTTGGTTGCGCAGCGCGGGATTTGATCTTTACACCCGGAAGGGCAATCACCCCGATGGCGGCCAGTTCGGCTTCTCTATCGCTGGCGGGCGCATTCGCGGCCATGTGGATGGCATCATTGCCGCAGGGCCGGAAGGCCTCGGGCTGGCCATTCCCGCGCTCTGGGAATGCAAGACGATGAATGCCAAGAACTGGCGCGCTTGCGTCAAGGATGGCGTCACGAAATCCAAGCCGGTCTACGCCGCCCAGATCGCGGTCTACCAGGCCTACATGGACGCGACGGTCCCCGGCATTAGCGCCGCGCCAGCGCTGTTCACCGCAATCAACAAGGATACAGCCGAGATGCACCATGAACTGGTGCCCTTCGACGCGGATCTGGCGCAGCGGATGTCGGATCGCGGCGTGCGGATCCTGCAGGCCACCGACGCGGGCGAGTTGCTGCCGCGCGTCGCACAAAATCGCGACTTCTTTGAATGCCGCTTCTGCCCATGGGCTGAGCGCTGCTGGGGGATGCCCGCATGAGCGACGACAACATCATCCACTTCAATCCCTGGCAGGATTTCAACGACGCACCCTCGATCGAGGACCCGTTCGGCGTCGAGCCGGATCCCGCCCAGATCGAAACCTTCATTGACGTCGTCTTCGGCTACTCCGAGGGCCTGATCCCGGTCCGGGGCTTTGTCGACATGGGTCAAGGCAAAGAGGGGCGGCCTCACAATATCTGGATCGACGCCGATACAACCGCGCCGGGCAAGCTCGCGACCTTCGCCAATTGGGCGTGGCGTGAAGGCGCAGCCGTCTATGTGATCCCTGGCACGGTCACGGCAGCCGGACAGGCCAAATCCGCCGATGTGCTGCAGATGCAGGCGCTGGTCGTCGATCTCGATGCAGGTGATATCCCCGCCAAGCTTGACCACCTGCTGCACCATCTTGGCCAGCCCACCCTGATCATCGAAAGCGGCGGGCGCACCTCAGAAGGTGCCAGCAAGCTGCATGTCTGGTGGCGCATGACCGAATCTGCCGAGGGAACGGCGCTGGCCGAGCTTTGCCGCCTGCGGGGTGAGATCGCCCTCAAGGTCGGCGGCGACACGCATTTTCGCTCCGCCCATCAGCCGATCCGGGTAGCGGGTTCAGTTTATCACAAGCACGGGCATCAGCGCTTGGTGCAAATCCGTGAGCACCACAGCACTGAAGTCGACCTCGACGAATTTGCCGTGCGTGTGGCGGAGATGCCGCCAATACCGGGCGCGGGGATGGCCAGCACCGGGACTGCCGCTTCCGGTAAGCCGACGCTGGACGCGGTGCTGACCACGCCGGTGCGCGAAGGCGATCAGGATGAGTGGAGCCGCTTCACCGGAGCCAGTGCCGCCATTGGGCATTTTCTGCGCATGGTCCATGAAGGTCGTATGTCGCCTGATGAGGGCTGGGAGGCAATCCGCGGCTACAATGCCGCCGCCCTTCGCCCCAGCTGGCCAGAAGAGCGCCTGAAGGCGGAATCCGAGCGCCTCTGGGCCAAGCACATTGAGAAGAATGGCCCGCCGCTGCTCAGGCTGGTCAACAACGCACCGGGCCCACAAGACGTGCCAGCCTTCTCGCTAGGTGCACTGCTGGACGACCAGAGCCCGATGCCCGCTGATATCATCGCTCCGCGCGTGCTGACGCCCGGTGGGCTTCTGGTGCTGGGCGGGGCACCCAAGGTCGGCAAGAGTGACCTGCTGGTCTCCTGGCTTGTCCATATGGCCGCTGGCGTGCCGTTTCTCGACTTCACACCGCCGCGTCCCCTGCGCGTGTTCTACCTGCAGGCCGAAATCCAGTATCATTATCTGCGCGAACGGATGAAGCAGATTTCGCTGCCGCAAAGGGTTTTGGCTGGCGCGCGCGACAACCTGGTCGCGACACCGAAGCTGAAGATGCTGCTCGATACGGAAGGCAGCATGCGCGTGGCCGAGGCCATTCGGCGTGCCTTCCCTGCCGATCCGGTCGACATCATCTGCATCGATCCAATTCGCAATATCTTTGACGGCGGACCCGACGGCGGCGGTGAAAACGACAACACTGCCATGATGTTCTTCCTCAAGGAGCGGGTCGAGGTTCTGCGCGATCATATCAACCCCGACTGCGGTGTCATCCTCGCCCACCACACCAAAAAGCTCAGCAAGCTGCAGGTCAAGGACGATCCTTTTCTGGCGCTCTCCGGAGCCAGTGCGCTGCGCGGCTTCTATACCTCTGGCCTGATCCTGCACCGTCCTGACGAGGAAAGCCCCCAGCGCAAACTGGAGATCGAACTGCGCAATGGGCCTGCCTTGGCACCGAAGCTGATCGACAAAGTCCACGGGGAATGGGTGGAGATCAATCCGATTAACGAGCGGCTGGTTCGGGTCGATCTTGGAGCAAAACACGATGCCGAGCGGGATCGAAAAGGTGAGGTGATTGTCACCATTCTTATGAACGAAGCCATGCAGGGCAAAATGTACACCATGACCCAGTTTGCCGAGGGCTTTGAGAATAAGGCGAGCCTCAGCGGCGCATCAGGAATTCGCGCCCGGTTGAACGTGCTCACGACCAAGGGCGTCGTAAAGTTTGTAAAAGCTGATGCGGCTACCGAAATTGGGCTGCCGCCCGATAACAGCAAATACGGCTACCTTTGCGTGGAGCATATGATCCTCGCAAGCGGGGTGGAGACCGTCGATGCGGACACTGGAGAAGTGCTGCCCGAGGCAATCCAAATCCTGCCCAGCCATTACAAATGCGCTCAAACCGGAGCTGTCCTGCCAGTCGAAAACCCGGCCGTTTGGGTCTATGCGGAGGGCGCAAATCCATGACTATTTCCCTCGGAACCACATGCGAAATTTGGACCACTTGGAGCCAAATTTGGACTTTTCAGGCCAAATTTGAACTCTTTAATAAATTTGAAATCTGGCTTTTTACGTATGGTTTCAATGTCTTAAAGGGTCAATTTCAAATTTCTCTGGGGGTCCGGCCAAATCTGATGAGAAATTTGAAATACACGAATGATTTCAATACCTTCTGCCAAATTTCAAATTTCAAAAAAAGTACCCCTAAGGGGGTAGGTGACCTCCCCGCTAAACGCGGGAGGATCACCACCTACCCCTGGGCATCGTTCTGGGACCCAAGTCTTGGACCGAACCCAAATCCGACGACGGCGGCCAGTACCGCCAAGCATCAACCGCCGTCGTCTTCCACCCGAGCAATCCACCCAAAAAGGAAACCGCCCATGGCTGACCTACCTCAACGCGCCACGATCCGAGGCGCAAGACCTGAATCGCCACTGCCGCCGCAAACGGCCCGTACAATCCTTGCCCTCGACCTCGGCACCACCACCGGCTGGGCCTTGCGCGGCTATGACGGGCTGATCACCAGCGGGACCGCCAGCTTCCGGCCCGGTCGTTTCGACGGTGGCGGCATGCGCTACCTGCGCTTCACCAACTGGCTGGGTGAGCTGGACCGGCTGTCAGGACCGATAGGGTCAATCTGGTTCGAAGAGGTCCGGCGCCACGCAGGCACCGACGCTGCCCACGTCTACGGCGGCCTCATGGCCACGCTGACCGCTTGGGCCGAATTGCGCGGCGTGCCCTATCAGGGCGTCCCGGTGGGCACGATCAAGAAATTCCTGACGGGCCGTGGCAATGCCGACAAGCTCGCTATGATCGCGGCCGCCCGTGCGCGCGGATTCAGCCCTGCCGACGACAACGAAGCCGATGCGATCGCGATCCTGCTCTGGGCCATGGAAACCCACGGAGGTGCGCGATGACTGGCATGCGCTTCACGCCCAAGGGCTATGGCGGGCACCGCCGCCAGCCTGACGAGGTCAAACGGGACGGCTGGAAGGAACAGGGATTGCTGGCTGTCACCATCGACGATTACCGGCTGACCTGGCCTGAGCGGGAACTCATTCGCCAGCTTGGCGAGAAACTCTATGGCAAGCGGCCCGAAGGGCAGGGGGTGCGCCATGGCTGACTGGACCCCAAGCATCGTCGAAGCCCGGCTGGCCGAAGCCGCATGGGTTCTCAAGCGCATGCCCGAGCCACGCCTGTCGGGTTACTTCAGCACCTGGCCCGAGTTCGCCTACAGCTTTGCGGACAAGGTCGAACAGGAACCCAAGCCCATGCGCGTCCTGCCATCGCCCAAAGGCATCAGCCGAATGGAGGAGACGCTGACCTGGACGGTGGGCCTTGACCCAATCGACGGCAAGATCATCTGGCTGCGTGCCTATGGAACGCGGTGGAAGGAGATCTGTTTTGCAGTGGGTTTGCAGCGATCCGCTGCCAATCAGCATTGGCTTTTCGGGCTGTCCGTGATTGCGCTGCGCCTTAACAACCGTCGGTTCAATCGCAACCTGTCGAAGCAGGAGGTAATCAAACTGGCAGGTGCGGCGTAAGGGATCGTGCGGGATAGGAAAGTGTCCGCCGGACACTTTTCGAATAGACATAAACCGGCTCCCGAGGGTATGAATTGGATATACTCGGGAGAGGCGCGTGTAGAAGACTGCCCGTGCAAACGATCTTCGGGTGGATACCGTGGTGGACCCCAGAGTCCGAACCGGGGTCCAGTTCGGGGTCCAGCAAGCCGAGCTAGGGTCGCAGCGTAGTTTTGCGGGTCCCTTCGTGCCAGAACGGTATACGGGGGGGCTGGGCGCGACGCTTTCCCAGTG